GTATGACGATGAGCAGATTTTTCAATATTACAACGAGTGACGACGGCACCAGTACGATATTCCTGTATGGGGACATCGGAGACTATACGGAGGTGCAAAGCGGGCGCATTGCCCAGGAACTGATGGAAGCCGAACGCGTGAGCCGGCGCATCCATGTACGAATCAACAGCAACGGCGGGGAAGTGTACAGCGGCATTGCCATATTCAATGCCCTGCGCCAGAGCCAGGCCGACATCCGCATTTATGTGGATGGCATTGCCGCCAGCATGGCCAGCGTGATAGCCCTTTGCGGCAAGCCGGTAGAGATGAGCAAGTATGCTCGTCTGATGCTGCACAGCGTGAGCGGCGGTTGCTATGGCAACAAGCAGGACCTGCAGCGCTGCATGGAAGAGATAGAAAGCCTGGAGGGCAGCTTGAGTGAAATCTATGCCGAGCGGCTGGGCATGAGCCAGGAAGAAGTAAAACAGACTTATTTTGACGGTGAAGACCATTGGCTGACCGCCAAGGAAGCCCTGGACCTTGGTTTCATAGACGGTATCTATGATGCAGACCCCGTGCCGGTCGACAGTACGCCGGCACAGATATATACTTTATTTAATAACCGGCTCATTGAGCCACAAAACAACAGAGAAGACATGAATTTGGAAGATGTAAAGAAACGCCCGCGCTTCAAGGACTGCGCGAGTGATGCGGATGTGTTCCGCCTGATGGACCAACTGGAGGAAGAGGCCGGCAAGGTACCTGTCCTGACGAAAGAGAACACCGACCTGAAGGCGAAGGTGAAGACCTACGAAGACAAGGCTGCAGCCGAAGACCTTGCCGCCCGCAAGCAGCTGCTTGACGCAGCCGAGCAGGACGGCCGCATCGATGCAACCACCCGCCCCATCTACGAAAACCTTTTGGCCAATGACCGCGAGAACGGCGAAAAGGCCCTGGCCCAACTGCCGGTGAAGCGCCGTGTGATGGAAGACCTGCACCTGGAACCGAACGGAGATGAGAGTCCCTGGGCCAAGCGCATGCGAGAAATTAAGGACAAACGTAAAAAGTGATTGAACTATGGCAATAATTGTAAGAAACACGAATTACAGCGGCGAGGTACTGGAGCAGTTGCTGACGCTTGCCGCAACGAGCAATGAGATTGTGGAAAAGGGGCTGATTATGGTGATTCCCGGTGTGGAAAAGAAAATTAGCCTTCCGCGCCTGAAGACCGGCAAGATGCTTCAGAAGCGCAAGGAGAACCCCGGTGTGGAGGATTCGAAGGGAAACTTCAACTACGACGAAAAGAGCCTTGACCCGGTGGACTTCATGGCCTTTACGGTATTTAACCCCCGCACGTTCGAGGACATCTGGCGCAAGTGGCAGCCGAAGGGCAACTTGGTATTCTCGGAACTTCCGCCCGAAGCGCAGAACGCCCTGCTTGCCGAGCTGGCCAAACAGGTGCAATTTGAACTGGGTGACCACTATGTGAACGGCGAATATGGGGATGATGACGACCACCTGTTTAACGGCATCCTGACCCAGATGGCCAAGGATACTGAGGTGATTGTGGTGGACAGCGCAGAATCGACCATGCTGGGCAGACTGAAAGCCATGCGTGCGAAGATTCCTGTAGCCATCCGCAACAACCCGGACCTCCGCATTCTGATGAGTGTGAACGACTTTGACAAGTATGACGACGAGCTGACCCAGCGCGAGGCCAAGAACACGAGCGAAACCGATGTGAACGCCCGTCGCTACAAGGGCATTACCATTGAGACGCTTGCTGCCTGGCCCGATGATCTGATTGTGTGCACCCTTTGTTCGCCCGATGCCGGCGGCAACCTGTTTGCGGCTGTGAACCTGCAGGACGATGAAGATGTGATTCAGATTGACAAGATTTCGAATGCCAGCGAACTGTACTTCTTCAAGATGCTGATGAAGGCCGATACGAACATTGCCTTCGGTGAAGAAGTGGTGGTGCTGGACAAGCGCAGCAACCCCGTGTTCAAGGCGAGCGAGAAGAAGATTTCGGTGGATCCATCGAGCGTGACCCTTGAGGCTACCGGTGGCAGTAAGGAAGTGACTGTGACCGCCAGCGGCGAATATGAGATTGGCAGTGCCCCTGCCGGCTTCAAGGTGGAAGCGGCGGATAACGGTGTGAAGATTTCGGCCGGTGCGAACAACGGCGAACAGAAGACTGGTACGCTGACCCTTACGCTCAATGCCGACCGCAGCAAGACGGCCAAAATCACCATCACCCAAAACCAGAAAGAATAAGATGGTATGGCAAAGTTGAAGTATCTGGTAATTCACTGTACGGCAACCCCGGAGGGGCGTGAGGTATCATCGACGGACATCCGGAAGTGGCACACTTCGCCCGTAAGCCAGGGCGGTCGTGGTTGGAAACAGGTGGGCTACACCGACCTGTTCCACCTGCAGGGCGGTGTAGAACGTCTGGTGAACAACAACGAGGATGCGCAGGTGGATCCCTGGGAAGTGACCAACGGAGCCAAGGGGTACAACAACGTGAGCCGCCACATTGTGTATGCCGGCGGTGTGGCCAAGGACGGCAAGACCCCGAAGGACACCCGCACCGGCTGCCAGAAAAAGGCCCTGGAGAAGTATGTGAAGGACTTCCACCGCAGATTCCCGGATGTGCGCATTGTGGGACACAACGAGCTGGCGGCCAAAGCCTGCCCCAGTTTCGATGTACAGAAATGGCTGAAAGAAATAGGTATTAACCAATAATAAAAAAAGCAATCAATGAAACGAATTATGCTGTTTATGATGCTGATGCTGGGAACAGTGTCGGCTGTGATGGCCCAAGGGGCCGATGTTCCGGCAACGGACTATGACACAATGATTGGCACCTTTGCCGGTTTCGTCGGCGGTGTGGTGGTGCTTACTGAAGGGTTGAAAGGTTTGTTCCCCAACATGAAAGGCTGGATAACGCAGCTGGTGAGCTGGTGTGTGGGCCTGGTGTGCGCGATGCTACTGTGGTGGCTTGATGCCGGGTTTGTGAGTGATGTGAGCTGGGACATTGCCTTGCTCTATGGTTTTGGTGCCTCACTTGTGGCCAATGGGGTAGCCGACACGGGACTGGTGCAATGGGTTATCGGACTATTCCGAAAGAAGCGCGAGGAAGCAGAATAAAAGGTTGACTGACTAAAAAACGGGTGGTATGGACTTTAGCGAGATCATGAACATTATTCTTAGCGGCGGCCTTGTGGGCACTGCAGCAGCCATCGGTTCCCTGCGTGCTACGGTGAGGAAAGCGAAAGCGGAAGCGATGAAAGCCGAAGCCGACGCAGAGGGTGTGCGTGTGGATAACGCAGAACATGCCACCCGCGTTTTGGTGAGCAATATTGTGGTACCCTTAAAAGAAGAACTGAATGCAACAAGAAAAGACCTGCAGGCCAACAAGCGCGAAATGGCGCGATTGCGCAAGGCCATTGACACTGCCAACAGTTGCCGCCATCATGATGACTGTCCTGTGCTTGGCGGGCTGCGCAAGCAGCAGGAAGAGCACGATGGTGGAGAAGACACAGACGGAATTGGCAAGCGCCGACAGCGCGAGCGGAAGTCGACGGGCGGGACTGGTGATGGCGGGGATACCGGCGAGTTCGGTGAAGCTGACTATACCGGCGGACAGCCTCCGTAAACTTCCTGAAGGTGCCGTGTACCTTGGTAAGAGCGGACAGGCGAATCTGACCGTAGGTAGCGACGACAGCGGGAACATCGTGGCCGAAGCCTCGTGTGACAGTCTGCAGCAGCTGGTGCTATGGTATGAAGAAGAGCTGGCGCGCATCCGTAGCGAAACCAAGAGCAAAATTTCAAATGACGTTCAAACAGTAGAAAAACGCCCTCCGAACCGGATGCGGACGTTTATCACAGGTGTATTGGCCGGCTTGCTTGTCGGTATGTTATTAACAATGAAACTGAAAAAAAGATGAACAAGAATTTCATGTACGGCATAGGAGCCGTAAAGTATAAGGATTTCACAATCGGGTATATTGAAAAGAACTCGTTTGACCTGGGCGGCAAGAAACCCGAGGCCGCGAAGATCGAGGCCGAACAGGTGCAGGGTGCCCCGGTGCTGGTCATCCCACAGAGTAACGGCGGCATCGCCCCGACGTTCAATGTGATCCAGATGAACTATTCGAACCTGCACAAACTGCTTGGCGGCAGCCTGCATTATAAGAAAGAAGATTCGGAAAAGAAAACTCCGATCGGCTGGACAGCCCCGTCGGAGGTGCTTGTCATGCAGGGACCATGGGAACTCTCCCTCGTGTCCGGACAGAGCGTACTGATTCCCAACGCCACGCTGCTTTCCAATCCTGCAGGCAAGCTGACCCTTACAGAAACCTCCAAGATAGAGGTTACGCTCGAAGTGGCGATGCCGGAGGACGGTTCGCAGCCTTACGGCGTGTTCGATACGGAAGCAATACCGGACGAGTGGGGGCAGTACAAGCTGCCGCCGGCGGAAGCCGCGGCTGCAGCATCGCTCCAAAGCGAGGAGGGCTAACGTATGGCTGACCGGCTGGAACAACTGATAGAGATGGAGTGTGCGGACGCGCTGCTTGACAGTGGCGTGTCCGTTTTGCTTAAAAGGTGGAAGTTTCCGTGGCTGAAACGCCCGGTGGAGGTACGTGTGACGATGAAGCGTCCGAGACTGCGGGGTCAGATATTGTTGGCCAGGGAATATCTGAAGATGGGTATCAACCCCGACTGGCAACCGAAGGACAAGGCCGAGGAACTGGCCTTTGTGGCGGAGCATGGCAAGGCCGTGAGCCGTCTGCTGGCCTATACGGTATGCCGGGGCTACGTGTCGCGGCACGTGGGTATCGGGGTGACGGCATGGGTGCTGCGGAACTTTGTGGAGTGGCGCTATCTGACGGCTATGTTCCGGACATTCGAGCGTCTGATGGGCACGAAGGATTTTATGCGTATTATCAGCTCGACAGCGCGGGCGAACCCGATGACTCCGAGACTGAGCCAGGCAAGGAAGGGGAGTTAAGAACCCGGTATGAAGGTTCCCATAGCCCTTTCGGCTTCGTGTGGCAGATTGC